TTTAAAATATGCTTGACAAATTATACATATTGTAGTATTATAAATGTGTCGAAAGGAGATGAAAACAAATGAAAAAAGCTATAATAAGTATAATATCAATATTAGCATTTTTATATTTAATAGGCGAACAAGAAGAAATAACAATAGGAATAGTAGCATTAAAATTTTTATCATTAGCTTGGTTATGGTTAGTAGCAAAAGCGAATAATTATTTTTATGAAGGAGAGTAGAAATGAAAAAATTAAAATTACTAATTGCTTATATAAAGCTAAAACGAAAAGGATATGACAAAGAACATAGATACTTTAAATATGCAATAGACGGGCTTATAACATTTGAACAATACGAAAAATACATAGATAATAAAATAAATATGGATATTATGGAAAAATAACTAATAAAACAATATTAGAATTATTTACAAATTATAATTTAGAAGATTATCCAAAAGTACAAAAATTAGAACAAACAGCAGATTATGAAGACATATTAACGCATATACCAAGAATAGACTAGAAAGGAGATTATATATGAAATGTCATTTTTGTGAAAAATGAAATGATTTTAGATGACTGCGACTATAACTTTAAAGGTAATAAAGATAATTACTGGATATGTGAAAAATGCAATAGTTTTACATTTGAAAAAATTAGATATGGAAAAAGCATATATAAAGAATTTCATAAGTCAGAGAAAGGATAATAAAAAAAATGATTTTAAGAAAAGATAGAAACATACCCGAAAACGATAAATGTATAATATGTAAAAATTACATTACAATAACAGATATACAAAATAATAATTTTGAATTGTCAATAACAAAAAGAAAAACAAAAGTATATGCACATAAAACTTGTATTGAAAGGAGAATAAAAAAATGGAATTAGAAATAGAAGAAAAATTACAAGAAAAATACCAAAACATAATAATTGAGGTAACATTCAAAGATTTTAGAGTATATGAAATAGTAGTAAAAATAGAATATAGCAATACAATATATGAAAGTAAATTCGAGTATAAATACGACAATAGCTTGACAATAGATACAAATATAAATACAATAGAAAATATAATAGACAATAAGATAATACTACCATTTTATAAGAGAGGAGAATAAAAGAAATGAACAAAAATGAATTTATACCAACAATAGCTCCATTAGTACAAGCAGAAAACAAAAAGAGGGGTTATCCCTTATTTTCAAGCGTAGTAATAGCACAAGCAATATGTGAAAGTGGCTGGGGACAAAGTAAAATGATGATGAAAGCAAATGCCATTTTTGGAATAAAAGCAACGCAAAACTGGAAAGGCAAAGTATATAACGCAAGAACTCAAGAATGTTACGACGGAAAGACATATACAAATATAATAGCTTGTTTTAGAGCTTATAATACATTAGAAGAAGGAATAGCAGATTATTTCGACTTAATAACAAAATTAGAAAGATACAGAAAAGCAACAGTAGCTGAAACACCTTTAGAGTGTATTACAGCAATAAAAAACGGGGGATATGCTACAAGCCCTACATACATTGATACAATAATGAATATAATTAATAGTAATAATTTAACGAAATATGATGTTGTGGAAAATGTGCAAAACTCTGTTGATAAAATCGAAGATATAGCAAAAGATGTAATAAAGGGCAAATATGGAAACGGAGAAGAAAGAAAGCAAAAACTAGGAAATTTATATAATGAGGTACAAAAAAGAGTAAACGAGATACTAGGAGAAAAACCAAATATAGATGTATTAGCAAGAGATGTAATAAGGGGCAAATATGGTAATGGAGAAGAAAGAAAACAAAAACTAGGTAAATTATATAATGAAGTACAAACTAGAGTAAACGAAATTTTGAAAGGAAAATAAATTATGGCTTGGATAAGTAGAAGTGGTGCGTTAACTCAAGCAGAAATGGAAAACAACGCAGATATAGTAATAGCGTATTATAGAAGTCAAGGAATAAATGATAGTACAATAGCTGGAATTTTAGGTAATATGCAAGCCGAAAGTAGTATAAACCCCGAAAGAGAAGAAGTCGGCGGGCAAGGATATGGGCTAGTACAATGGACGCCAGTATCAGTATTACAAAATCATTGTAACACGCTTGGCTTAAGTCCATACAATGACGGAGATATACAATTACAAGTAATAATAAAAGAAGTATTAAACCAAAATGGCGTTGGGGAATGGTATACAACACAAGCTTTTATACAGAATTATTATAATTCTGGAGCTACGCAAGATATGATAGGAATAACGGGCAGACAGTTTTTAGATAATGAAATGAATTGGACGCCCGACAAATTAGCTATAATGTTTATGGCTGGATATGAGCGACCAAGCTATGACCCCGAAGTAAATCATTTTACTAGACGTATGGAAAACGCAATAAAATGGTATGAATATATGCGGAGGTATACCAATAAAAGGACGAGTAAAAAGGCGTAAATTTCCTTGGGTTATATTTACAAATAAAATAAGAAATAGGCGAATATTTTAAAATATTCGCTTTTATTTTATTGACAAAAAATTAATTTTATGCTTATAATAAATTATAACAAGAGAGAAAGGAGAAAATATATGGAAAATTATGTACAATTAATTAGTACGCTAGGTTTTCCTATTGTCGCTTGTATCTCTATGGCAATATACGTAAAAGAACAAACAAAAAACAATAGGGAAGACGTAAAAGAGCTAAACGCCAAACACTCGGAAGAAATGTCAGCATTTAAAGACGAGATAAAAGAGGCGTTAAACAATAACACAATAGCATTGACAAAATTATGTGAAAAATTAGACGGAAAGGGGGTTATTGAAAATGAAATTAAGTAAAGAAGAGTTAAAAGCAAAAGTTAATGAACTTGTAACAGATAATGACATAGCAATACAATTACTAGAAGATATTGAAGACAGTATGGAAGTCGGAGAAGTTGATACAAGTAAAATTGACGAATTGCAAGCAAAATTAGACGACTTACAAGAAAAATACAAACAAAGATTTTTAAAAGGCGACGACAAAAAAGAAGACGCCGAAGAGAAAAAAGAAGATGTCGACGAAGAGTTAGAAGAAAAAGAAGTAATCGACATAAAAGAAATTTAAAAATAGAAAGGTAGGAAATAAAAATGGCTAAAAAAAGTATTTCTCAAGGAAATTTAAACGTAACAAATTCAGCAGAATTATTAAGTTATGTAATAAATGAAACCCCTATTTTAAGGGAAAATATTGATTTACCAGTACAAGGCGAGAGCATAAATGGTATTGGTAAAATAATTATGAAAAACGTTGCATACAAAAACGCTTTTCTAAACACATTAAACATAATTGGGTTAACAGTAATTACCCGTAATCACTGGGAAAACCCTTGGAAAAAATTTACAGATAAAGGAGAATTAAGCTACGGACAGCAAGTAAGAGAGGTTATAACAGATATTGCAAACGTATATGATTATAACCAAATGGTAAATAGACCAGAAGACTTTATAAAAACAGAAGTACCAAATGTATTATCATACTTACACGAAATTAATTACCAAAAATTCTACAAGACTACAACATCTGACGAGCAAATGGCAATGGCATTTGAAAGAGAAGATTTATTCAGCTTGATAGACGATATTATAAACAGTTTATACGAAGGTATGGAATACGACTATTACCAAGTATCAAAATATATGCTTGCTAGACGTATTTTAGACGGAACAGTAACAGCAGTACAAATAGAAGATTTAGCAACAAAAACAGATAGAGAGGTAGTAGCAGAAATAAAAGGATATTCAAACGATTTAACGTTTAGAAGTCCTAAATTTAACCCAGCTGGATTAAGAAAAGCTACAGCTTTTGAAGACCAGTTCGCTATTGTATCTACAAAGTTTGACGCTAAATTTACTACAAATGTTCTTGCAACATCATATTTTAGAAGTGATGCAGAAATGAAAGCTAATATGGAATTATGCGACGGTTTCGGAACTTTCGATATGCCAAGACTAGCAGAAGTTTTTGCAAAAAGAGATGACGACGGAAACGTAATACCAAATGAATATGTAGACGGATACGTACCATTAACAGCAGATGAAATGGCATTATTACAAGAAATACCAGCTGTAATAGTTGGAGCAGATTTCTTCCAAATGTACAGATATGGTATGGATACAATGGCAGAAGGTAGAAAAACAGAATTCTTTAACCCTCAAACAATGCGTACTAACCATTGGTTACATACTTGGGGCGTTGTTTCTACATCTCCTTTTGAAAATGCTATTGTATTTACAAAAGCGGTACAAGGCGTAACAACTGTAAAAGTAAGCCCAAGTATAGCAACAGTAAGTAAAGGACAAAATTTAGAGCTTTCAGCTGTTGTCGTAACTACTGGTTTTGCAAATAAAGCAGTTTACTGGACAGTTGACAAAGACGCATACGCAGCCGGTGTAAGAATTTCAGACGCTGGAAAACTTATAGTACCAGCAGACGCAACAGTAACCAAAATAATAGTAACAGCTACAAGCATTTACAATAATACTAAAACTGGAACAGCAACAATAACAGTTGCGTAAGATTTTCTTTTAGGTAGCAACTAACAAGTTGCTACCTATTTTAATATAAAAGAAAGGAGAAATAAAATGCAAAAAAAATTAATAAATTCGCAGTTATCTAATTTCAAAACGTACGAAATGTATAAAAGACAATTACTAACACTTTCAGAGAATGTATTTGAATTTAAAAATATGCCGAAATATATAAGTACAGCATACTTAAATAAAATACTTTTACGCCAAGGTAGTATAGCATTTTTTGTTGACGAAGTTTTAGGGTTACTAGCGTTACCATATACAATTTTAGGCAAACCAGATGTTTACGGACGTCCAAATGCAATTAAAGTTACATCACAAAACGGATATACTAAAACAATTAAAAATACAGACGATTTCGTAATAATGTATGACAATAACGGGTTATATCCTTTATGGTTAGATATTTTACAATATGCGGAACGTATAGCCTTAGATACTAGAACTTGCGATATAAATATTTTACAACAACGTACGCCTAGATTTTGGAAAACAAAGTCAGAAAATGTAAAAACTATACAAGATTTAGTAAACAATGTAGACGGTATGGAAAATACAGTTATTGCTTATGAAGATTTAGACTTGGACGATACTACAATAGTTTTAGAGCCAGCACCTTACGTAGCAGACAAAATAGACACACACAAAGAAAAAGACTGGAACGAATTTTTACGATTAATTGGTATAGCAAATACAAGTTTTCAAAAGAAAGAACGTAATATACGCGACGAAGTTTTAGCAAGTCAAGGCGGAACAATAGCAAGCAGATATAGTCGCTTTGAGCCTAGACAAAAAGCAATAGAAGAAATAAACGAAAAATTTAAAGATAGATTTTTGATTAATGGTAAAAAAGTATTAGAAAAAGAATTAGAAGTAAGATATTACGACGGTATACCAACAAGCGTAGAAGATATTGAAGAAATGAACGAAGAGGAGGACGAGGAAAATGTATCCATATTATAGTTATTATCCATTTTTTTATCCTGTATTACCTCCAAATTGTAGTAAACCACCAACGCTTTATGCAGTTTTAAATTCTATAGTAAATGGAAGTAAGGAAAAAGAAGATTATACAAAAATAGTAGATTTAGCAAAAGAGGGTAGAAATACAATATTCAATTTTGATTATCCATTAACAGAAAATATAGATAAAGAAAAATTCGAAACAACGATATTAAATCATTTTTTGCAACGTCGTATTGGTTTTGAAACAGTAACCGCTTTTAGAATTCAATTAAACGTAAAACTTAATGAAATAATGCCATTATATAATAAAATGTTTGACGCATTAGAAAATTGGCAAGTATTTAATGATGGCGAAGTAACTACACGTACTGGAACTGATAATAGAAAAACAGAAAGTAAAAACCAAACAAGCAATAATTTAACAAATGAAAGTAATACAGAAACTAACGATACATCAGACAGAAGAAATAGCGAGCTACCACAAAATAGGTTAGAAGATTTAAGAGACGGTAGCTATGTTACAAATTATAGCTATGACACAAATATAAATAAAGGTAAAGACAGCTCTACAAGTCAAGGAACATCAGAGGCAAAAAACGAAAGCGAAGACAAAAACGAATATAGAGAAACAATAACAAGAACGCCAGCAGATAAAATAGCAATTTTAAAAGAAATGCAAGAGAATATAAAATCTGTATATACAATGATTTTTAAAGATTTAGACTGCTTATTTTATCAATTATTATAGAGAGGAGAAAAAATAAAATGAATAAATTTGAATATAGAAAATTAACACCTTTTAAATGGTTTATTATAGAAAATTTCCCATTTATTGAGGCAGACTTTGACGCAATTACAGAATGGCAATTATTTGAAAAACTTGGAAATGAGATAAACAAAGTTATTAATAGTCAAAATACTGTTGGCTTACAAATGGAAGAAGTTACAAATAATATGATAAGCATACAAGAATTTGTAGAAAATTATTTCGACAATTTAGATGTACAAGATGAAATAAATAATAAATTAAATGAAATGGCAGAAAGCGGAGAATTAGCAGAAATTATTTCTCAATATTTGCAACTTTCTGGAATTTTTAGTTATAATAATTTAGAAGAAATGTTATCCGCAACAAATTTAACAAATAATTCTAAAGCAATTATTTTCGGAAAAGAAGATTTTACAGACGGAGGGTACAAAGAATTTATCATAAAAGATAATACACAGTTAGAAGTAGATAATGAGTATGTATACGAATTACAAAACGGAAAATATGCAATATTGGTAAATAAATCAATTTTCAGAAATGAGATAAACTATAAAAGATTAAGAGTAGAGCATACAAATTCTTTTATAGTAGAAATTTCAAAAGAGAATAAATATGGAAATAAAAATAAATTAAAAATAGGTATAGCAAACGATAATAAAGGAAATAACCATTTTGAAAGTACTATGAGTTTTGCTAGAAGACATAACGCAACTTTATGTACTAACGCTGGAATATTTAACGGAGAAGCTCCCTTCAAAATATGGGGTGCGTGTATCATTGACGGAGAAATAGTAATTAATAACCCAGTACCAGATAATGACCCAGGACTAAATTATTTAACTATTGATAACAACGGACATTTTGGATATGAAAGCTTTGAAACAACAGCAGAACAAATGATACAAAAAGGAATAAAAAATGCAGTTGCTGGTTTCTTCCCTATTATTGTTGACGGTGTAGCAGTATCGCACGAATACCAATGGGTAGACGGAAAATCGCCACGTCAAATTGTATGCGAGAATGAAGACGGTAGCCAATTTATATTTGCTTGCGAAGGTAGACTTTTAAACAATGAAGGTTTATTATTTGAAGATATACAAAACTACTTATTTGACAATTATCCTAATATTAAATTTGCAATGGCAATGGACGGGGGAGGCTCTTTATCTATTAATGTTTGCAAGCAAAAATTAAATGTAAGCCTTGACGACGGAATGAGAACAGATAGACCAGTACCATACTTTTTATATTTAGCAAATGAAAACGCTACAAATACAGAACAAAACGACTTAAATAAAATACTTGATGTTATGAGCGAACAGATATACAATTTACAAACACAAATAAACAGATTAAACACACTAAATACAGACAGCTTAAATATTGTTAGCGGTATAAAATATCCCGTTTTTAAAGTTTATGGAAATGGAAATATACAAGAGGTACAAAATCAAATAAGCTTTGAGCCTAACGCAGTATCTATGCAAGCTGTAGATTTAAACGGAGAAAATTTAGACAACGTTTTCATTGCTACAAAATATGGAATTTACAGCGTAGACGGACTTTTAGGTATGTTTCAAGCCGAACTACCATATGTTGCAGACTGTAACGACACATCATTAAAAACTGGTATTTATAAAACTACTACAGAAACTTTAAATTGTCCTTCCCCTTGGTCTCCTATGATTTATATAAAATATAAATCAGGCGAAACAACAACTCAAATTATTGAAATTTTCTTAAATAGTTCTAATTATAATTGTATTATGATGAGAAGATATAACGTAAATAGCTGGGGAAATATTTATATGCCATTTGCTAGTGTGGGAACTGCAGACAGAAACGCAACCACTCAATTAAGAATTTTAGGAAATATGGTTTTCGATACTACACTTAATAAGCCTGTATGGTATAACGGAACAAATTGGGTTAACGCAAACGGAAACGTTGTATAAAATAAAAGAGAGGTTATAACCTCTCTTTTTTATTTTGTTTCACATTAAACAATTGTATTATTTAATGTGTAATTTCCTACATTTGCGTGATTATGCCAAATAGTAACACCACGTCTACAAGCATTATTAATAATATCCATATATTTTGTTGGTACGTTTCCGTAGCCTATTTCTTCGCTTGAGCCAATTTCTATAAAATTCCAAATGCTACGACCAGTTATATTCGGCATTTCTAATTTTTTTATTGCATATCCAAAACGAGTGAAATAATCATCTATAATTTTTAAATATTCTGTTTTTACTCTCATTTGTCTAAACGTAAATTTGTTTCTATTACAAGCCCAGATAACATCTCCAGTAGCTTGCCCGCCACTAATGTTAGGTGCTAAACTTGCTTGGTTAAACTGTCCTATTGTTCCAGCTACTGTACCAGCTACGCTAGTAATAGCACCAGCTACAATAGGTAAAGTAGCACCACCAGTAGCAATAGCAGTAGCAACACCACCAGCAGTTAAGGCTATACTTGCAACTACATTAACCCCGTTTTGTGTTAGCCAATTGGTAAAAGCGTCAGAAGACCACGCACAAGTTGGATATTTTCCAAGTGGTAATGCCTCGTCGTCGTTGCTTGCCATACGTTTATAATTTTTAGGTACAATACGACCGCTACACCCTACAGTTAAAGCAATTTGATTTTCAAAAACGCAATTATTTGAGCTAAAGTCTTCGTATTTATAAATATTGTTACTTCCATTATTATTACTTACAAATAAATAATTATAAGGATAAACAAAACATTTATTGTTTTTTGGCGTATAATCATTAAAAGCAGTAATTTTATTTATTGTCGTATTAAAAATTGCTGGCGTTGTATCATAAGACATTGTATACCAGCTAAATTCATTACTTTGACTTATTACGTATGCTGTATGTAAAACAAGCTTACTTTCTACTATTAAAGCGTTAGGAACAATAAATATGTTTTGTACGTCTTCTATGTGTTTGTCAGCGTTAGTTCTTATTAAAAATTGAGCGACGTCTGCATAATCTGATAAACCTTGTATATTAAATAAAAATATTTTATTTCCAAATACAACATTGTCATAAACAGTAATTCCGCTATATTGTGTACCTTTATCAGCTGGCAATAATTCACTACCAGTACTATTATTTTTTATTTCGTAGTTACTAGCTACCGCTAACCAATATCCATAATCATTCCCGTAAGCCTCGTCTTCTTGTTGTCCTTCTTGCTGTACTTCGCCTACGTCTAAATTTTCTGGTACTGTATGTAAGCCTATTGTATCGTCGTTTACGTGTTGTCTATTTATAAAACATACTTTTTTATTCCAATAATCAAACCACGTAGACCACGCGTCTACTGTAAATGTTATTTCTGTGTTTTTGTCTCCTTTGTATATAACATCATCTATCCAAGCAAAAAACCATTTGTTGTCATAGTCGGGGTTTTGAAATGCTATATAATTTGCTTGTAAACATTGAGAATAACTAAAACCAGCCATAATACTTCCAGTTGTTCTTATAAAAGAATAATTATCAGCGTAAGCGACTAAATGTTCTTGGCTTTGACACAATTCTAACATTCTACTTTCACTATACGAAAGTACGTTGTTATACTGTTTGTCTATATTTATTCCTTTTACTAATAAAATTTTACTATTCATTTTTTCTCCTTTCTATCTTCTTATTTGAAAATCTATAACTTGTTTAAAATCAGTGCCTACCATATCGTTAGCATAAAAAATTTTGTTTTCCTTAAATGTCATAAACAAGTTACGAAGTCTATCATTTTTTATTGATATATTATATATATCGCGTTGCCAAAATTTAGATACTTTTATTATATCAGAAAATACAATTATTTTTTCGCTAAATTCTTTATAATATGGGCGTATAAACCAAATAGCGTCTTTTTTAGTTTCTTTATCTTGTAAATATTCACATAAAAATTTGAAACTTTGATATTGAAAACCAAAACGAAATAATACTTTATAACTATTATAACTTTTAGGTAAATGCGGTTGTGGGTGTGTTTCCCAAGCTCCAGTATTTATCATTTTTGCGTTTGTTCCTATTGTTCCAGAAGTTTTGCCAGTAGATAAACAATACTCTAAAGCTATTTTAATTGGTGGGTTTCCTTCTACTACATCTGGTATTTCCTTTACTTCTATTGTTCCTTGTTTTTGACTACTTATTATTTGATGTAACCCCCAGTCGTTTATATATGGGCATACTCTAGATATCGTATTACCTACAAGCCATAAGCGAACTGTTAGACGTTTTCTGTCTACAGTAGCATAAAAATTCATTAATTTATTACTTTCATTCGGTAAATATGTAGAACGAGACATAAACTCTTCGAATATAATGTCTTCTACATCTAAATAACTTGCACCCGCATAATTTTGTTCTGTTGATAATGCTACTACATATCCAATTTTTTCATATCTTTTCGTTTTTCCGCTTTCATTATCATATATAGAAAAATATAGAGTTTTTCTATATAATGTTATACAATTATATTTTCCTTTTGTTAGTTTTGCTACGTCTACGTCTTGGAAATATTGCTCTATTTTTTCACTTGTTATTTCCTCGCGTAGTCTACGCATTAAAATAAATCTTTTACCAGTTTTTATATATTTTTCTACAGCTTTTTTATGTTTTACTTGGTAACTCTTACCGTTCGAACGTTCTCCGTAGATTAAATTAAATCTTGCACCGTATCGCGTCTATTTTGTCCAAATTATAATGGATATTTTTTTTATTTGACATCGTTTTCTTCCTTTAAATATAATTTAGCTATATCGTTTTCTATTTCTTCTCTTACTGCTCTTATTTTCTTTTCGTCTTTTATTCTATTTCCTAATAAGTTTGACCTTTCTACTTTTGCTTTTTTACAAGCTCCGCGATACTGTGATTTTTGAAAATCTTTTTATAAAATCAATATCTTTCATTTTATCACTCCTTAAATTTTGCCCTTTTACTTGAATTATCTGAAATTAAATCTGCATACTCTAAAGCTTTTCCTAGTACATAAGTAGTAGGAACTATACAACAACCGCGATACGTCGTTTACTGTATATTCGTTTCCTTGGTAATCTATTATATTACAACTTGCCTGTTTTTCGCAATACATTAGCAAATTTTTGTTTGTGTACTTAAAATCAAATACAAAATTGTCTTTAAATTCTGTCAAATTTTTTAGCCCCATTGCTCCGCGTTTTAGGAACGCCAGCAACTGTAATTTCAAGTATTTTTGCTTTATTTCCTTTTATCTCTTGAATATTTACATCTTTTTTTATTTTTCCGTCTTTATCTTTTATCTTTTCAATATCTATCCATTTCGTATACGCATATTTTTTCGCCCCTTGGGTTATAAACTCTGCGTACTCGCTATCATTTTCAAATACCCCGAGCATATGTTTTTGTCCTTTACTATCTTTCGGACAAAACTTGTCAAATGGTATATCTAGCATTTTACTTACGTGTTTTATTTTGTTTATTACAAATTTATTATAATTTTCTATTACTTCTTTGTTATAACCTTTTTTTAGTTTCATACTGTCTGTATCACAATATACTACTTTATCGTCTAACTGTATTACATTTTTTAATAAATTAGAACGTGCATACGCAGTAACCCATACGCCATAGCTAAACGATAAAAAAGCTTTTTTCTTTTCCTCATTTAACTTTGCTATTATTTCTTCGTTTGTTAGTTCTCTATCTGGTAACCAGTCTAATTCGTTATCATATTCTACTTCGTCTCGTATCATATTTGTTACACTCATACCGTAAAGAGCATTAAACTTGTTTTTTTCTTTTGCATATTCTACTTCCATTCCCTCTACGTTTTTATATGCTGTTTTATTTACATATTTCTCTAATACGAATTCTATAAATTGTTTTGGTAAATAATCGTATACACTATAATAACTTTCTAATATCTCGTAGCTATCATATTTATAAGTATCTAGTAAAAAGTAAAAGTCTATATCTGTTAATGTTATTGTTATACTTTCTGCTTCTATAACACGTCCGTTATCATATTTACCTTTTTTTATTTCTCTACATTTACTTTGTGATATAAAGTTATTATAATATTTGCATTTTAAACCATTGAATTTTACAACTAATAAATACGCAAATTTTTGTAACATTTGCTCTCGTTTTTTTATATTACACTTTCGAAATTCTGTACTAGCAAATTTATGCGATACTAATATATAAGGATAAGAACTAGTAAAATCAAATGATGTTATATCCTTTAATATTTCGTCAGTATATATCCAGTTTGCGTGTGTATATCCGCCAGCGAAAGCCTCTTGTAATAAATTATATATGTGAGGGTTTACATTTATTGATTTTTTTACTTTGTTTTTATAGTCCCAGTCTTTTTCTATTCTTTCTTTTAGTTCTCGCCTTACGTGTCCTGTACTCGTTATTGGTATTTTATCTACTCTTTCGTAAGTTTCTAGCTCTCTTTTTATATAATGATATACAACTAAACAGTCATACTCGCAATAGCCTAGCTCTTTATCTGTTAACTGTGTTATTGGCGTTCGTAATAATGTATAGTCTAAATCGCCTTTTTTCTTTTCGACTGGTAATAAAAATAATTTAGGTAATTGAGCTAATGCACAATTTGACATTTGATAAGTACATCGAAACTCTATGTTATAGTCTTCTAGTTCGCATTTCATAACTTTATGTTTTTTTCTTGCTATTACATTTTTAAATTTAAACACACTTTTTAAATATTGAAATTCAAAAGCTAAATTATGTATAAAAATTATTTTCTTATTTATATTGTAATATTCTAAACGTGAAATAAACCATTTTAACTCTTCCCAAGTTCTACCGTAATATACTATATCATTTATTGAAAATTGCCATATATACATACAACTTCTAAATTCTGCCCTTTGTTGTTCTTTTTCGTTTAATTCTAAATACTTTATAGCTGGCATTACTTTTCCATCTAATATTATATAGCTTGTTGTTTCAATATCGAATGTATATATTGTATTATCTACCTTTTTTCTTTTTCCTACAATTTCGCCGAAATAATATTCGAACTCTTTACAATATTTCATATTTTATAGCTCTTTTCTTTTTTCGTTTATCGCGTTTATTAAGAAATTATATTCTTTACCGTCTATTTTTCCTTCTGATACTAAACTAGCTACAATACTTTCTAATTCTTGTAACTCGCTTTCATTATTAGCATTATTTAATAATTCCATTATGTTATTATTAAAATATTCGGTTTCCTCTTCGTTTTGCCCTCCGCTATATACATATTTAGCATAAATTTTACGTAAAATGCTTTCTAAATTGTATCCTTTGCTCCATTGTATAATAGTTTCCATTTGACTTCTAAATGTTTCATAATCTGCTCGCTGTTCTCTCGCCTCTTCTATAACTGCTAAAGCGTCAGAGCCGAGGTATAAAATTTGTTATTCCGTTTACTTCTTTATCGTCAAAAAAGTTAGTTAGTGCCTCTGCCTCTTCGTATGTTATGTCCGAAACATCGCTACTGAAACGTATTTTTAATGTTTTAATTGCTTTTTGTTTTGCTTTCTTTATTCCTCGTCTTGTACTTATACTACTATTTAAAAATTCTCTTGTTGCTTTTATAGTAGCTTTCATTTGTGTAACTGTCATAGATTTATTTACACGTACACGCCCAGAACGTGTCCAAGCTTGCAACGGTTCGGTTGCAAGCTTGGTTTTTAAATATTTTGTACCCCAAGTATCTTTCCCGAAACGCTCGCTCTAATCTAACAATACGTTGATTAGCACGCTTTGACAACTTCTTTAATTCGTTATATAATTCTAGCTCCTCTCGGGTTAGTTCTTTTTTACTTGGCATATATATTCTCCTTTACTACAAAATTAAAATGGTAAATCGTCTGTACTTTCTTCGTTTGTTTTTGTTGCTTGTTCTTTTTTGTTTGTATTTAATACTGGTACTGCTTTATATGTTTTTCCTTTCTTTGTTTTTACTTCTACTAATCTTACACTTTCGACTTCTCCGTAATAATCAGTTACGCTTTCTGTAAATATTTCGCTACCGCTTGAAATTAAGCCATACTCTTCTGTATCAAAATAATTCATATCAAATTCTTTCTCGTCTGTTACAATATGACATTTTGCGTAACCAGTGATTTTAACTTCTACATTTAAAATCTCTGATAGTTTAATTGCTGTTAAATCTCCTTTTTTCGCCATTTTTTCAAATAAGGTATTGTCGCAAGTTCCTTTCTTTTCGATTACTGTTACTTCGTACTTTCTTGTTTCCATATTATTTCCTCTTTCTTGCTATAGGTTGCAAACCATAATTTAGTTAAGCGACGTCTTACTTAACTGTAATTATAATAATACAAATTGTATAATTTGTCAAGCATATTTTAAAAATATTTTATACAAAATGTTGTTCGGTTTACAATAACGCAATATGTACTATTTTATGTTTACAAAATATTTGTTCGGGGGAATATTTGTTCGGTTAACATAAGACAGAGTTACCTACCAC